TGGGTCGTTTACAATCAAGTGGTATAATGGCAAAAAAAGGTTTACGCGCTTGGGTTAAAGATAATTGGGTCGACATAGCCAATAAAAGGTCTGATGGTTCTTACCCTAAATGTGGTAGGAGCGGTAAAGAAAAAAGAAAAAACTATCCTAAGTGCGTACCTATAGCAAAAGCAAGAGCTATGTCAAAAGGTCAAAAAGCAAGTGCTGTTAGCAGAAAACAAAAAGCAGGTAATCCTGGCGGTAAACCGACCATGGTAAAAACAATTGTCAAGAAGAAAACTAGCCGAAAAAATAAAAAGTGATGTAATAAATTGGTCTAAGAATGTCTTAGAGCCAATGAACAAACATATAGGTTTTCCAGCATGTCCCTTTGCTGCTAAGTGGAGAAGAGATAACAAACTTAGAATAGAAGTCAGATTAGATAAAACCAAGTACGAAAAACATCTAACTAACATAATTAAAGATTGGAACAAGAAACAACACGATATTATAATCTTTTGTGATCCTTATTGGGATCAATACAATGAAGAGCAATTTCAAGAAAAGATAGATTTTTATAATAAAACATACAATAGAAGAGATGTTTATTTTATGGGGTTTCACCCCAACAATCCTGCAACTGTAGAAGAACAAGAGTTTTTAGTAAATCCCCACGATGATGGTGATTGGGAACCTGAATATCAATACAGTATGATGCTTGTTCAAAAATACAAACAACTATATGAAGCAAGTTGCAAACTACATAAGATAGGGTATTATAAAAAATGGCCGGCAGAGTATTACGATGATGTTGTAAAAACTCGCCAAGATGCATACGAAAAACTTTTTAAAAAGGAGAAACGACATGATGGGAATGAAAAAACAAGCCATGAAAAGAGGCGGTAAGCCCGTGGCTATGAAACGTGGCGGTAAAGCTAAAAAGTCAGTCACTAAAAAAAGCAAAAAGAAAAAGAAGTAATAATTTATGGCTACCTCGAATACAACAACATTTAACCTTAGTTTTGATAATATTATCAATCGTGCTTATGCACGATGTGGTACTTCTTTAAGAACTGGTTATCAGCTGCAAGCTGCAAGAGATAATTTAAATCTGTTATTCTCAGAATGGGGTAATCGAGGTATCCACCTTTGGAAAGTAAAAAATCATACACAAAATTTAACAGCAGGAACAACCACATATACAGCTCCCTCTGATGCATCTGATGTTTTAGAATTAGTATTTAGAGAAGTAAGCGGATCCACAACTACTGACACAAGTATGACAAAAGTTTCAAGATCTGAATATGAGAACATACCAAACAAATTTTCTCAAGGTCAGCCAAGTCAATATTTTATACAAAGAAATTTATCTAATGTTGAAATTAGTCTATACCAAACACCTAACACAACGGATACTCAAATAAACTATTTTTATGTTGGACGAATAGAAGATGTCGGTGCTTACACAAATGATCCTGATGCACCCTACAGATTTTTACCATGCACCGTATCTGGACTTGCATACTATTTGAGTCAAGAAGTTGCTGTAGAAAAATCACAGGAACTTGAAAGAAGATATGAGGCGGAATTACAAAGAGCACTTACAGAAGACAGTCAATCTACTTCTGTAAATATAGTGCCAAGAAGTTTCTATGTGGGGTAATGAATGACCTTTGCAAATGGTAATCGTTCACTTGCTATATGTGATAGATGTGGACAAAGATATAAATATTTACAATTACGACAAGAGTGGAATGGATTGCACGTTTGTCCAGAATGTTTTGAACCTAAACACCCACAATTAGATCCCGGTTATCATCCTGCAGATCCTATTGCTCTTCAAGATCCTAGACCTGAATCAAATAAAATATTAACAGCTAACTCACCTACAGGACCCAATGATGCTGTTACAGAAACTTTTGGGCAACCCATGCCTATGGTAGTGTTTGTTGGAGATCCAGGTGACAGTGCTTTTTTAACAACAACTCAATCTGTATCACCTAATGATGGTGGTCCACCTACTGGCACATCCAGTATGTTGCCACAAGTCCCTAATCAAAAATTGACCGTATTATCTTTTGTTGGTAAAGTATCCGTGGTGATAACATGAATTATTCTGAATTATTAGATAACGTAAGAAACTACACAGAGGTTACTTCTGATGTCTTATCAAACACTGTTATAAATGTTTTTCTTGTAAATATAGAAAATCAAATAGAAAGATTATTAGATTCTGATGCACAAAGAAGATATGCAACAACGACTTTTGAAGCAAATAATGCTTTTCTAGATGTATCAGGCCCTGAAGGGGGATTTCGTTTTGCAAGAGGTTTGCAAATACACGCAGCAGACGGAACCATAACTTGGATGGAACAAAGAGATACCACTTTTATTGATGAGTATGCAGTAGAAAGATCAACCACAGATGTTAATTTTACAGGTCAGCCTAAATATTGGGCTAATTGGGATGCAACTACATTAATCGTTGCTCCTACCCCAAATACCGCTTACACGGTTGAAATGTGGTATGACGAAACAGCAGAAAGATTAGGAAATGGTGCAGGTACAACTTCAACCACAACATTCTTATCAAACAATGCACCAGAAGTTTTGTTGTATGGTACGCTATCGGAAACTTTTTCATACTTGAAAAATACACAAGATATGCAATTATACACTCAAAAGTTCCAAACAGCTTTACAGGCTTTTGCTAATGAGCAAATGGGACGTAAACGAAGAGACGAGTATGTGGATGGAGTCCTTAGAGTGGCTTTGCCTTCCGCAGACCCAAAGGCCTAAGGAGGGCATAAAATATGGCAATAAATCAAGCAGTCTGTGCTTCCTTTAAAAAGCAGTTATTAGAAGGGGATCACGATATTGATAATGATACAATCAATCTCGCTCTATACACAAACTCTGTAACTTTAAATGGAAACACAACAGCCTATTCCGCAACAAACGAAGTAGGCGCATCAGGAACATATGCAGCAGGTGGTATAACTTTAACAAGTCCAACCATTGGCTTAACAGCAACTAGTGCAACAGCTTCAACAGCATTTGTTGATTTTGCAAACGCAAGTTTTACATCAGCAACAATTTCTGCTCAAGCAGCTTTGATCTATAACAGATCTTCAAGTGCTACAAACGCAGCTATTGCAGTTCTTGATTTCGGTGCAGTAAAGACATCAACAAACGGTACATTCACAATCGCATTCCCAACTAACGATGCTTCAAGTGCTATATTAAGATTATCTTAATATAAGGTAGCATTACCATGGCAGATGCTTGGGGTGAAAATAATTGGGGCGAAGGACCTTGGGGTCAACAAAGCTCAATTACAGTATCTGTTACTGGACTATCTACGACAACAGCAATTGGCACTGAGTCAGTTGTTGCCGATGCGTTAGTAGCCGTTTCAACTTTATCTATGACCAGTGCTTTAGGCACTGCAGTAGGCGAACCCGAACACGTAATATTTCCCACAGGTGTTTCATTTGAAACACAACTCTCTGGAGCATTAGCAATTGAAGAAGGCGCAGGTGTCGTTCTTGGAAGTTTATCAACTTCTTTTGGAATAGGCACAGAAGTAGTTGATGGAACAGTAGACGCAGGTTGGGGAAGATCTACATGGGGATCTTTTGCATGGAATGAGAATATAGAATTTATTACCAACGTCAGTAGCGTTACGATGTCTACTGCGTTAGGCACTCCTACAGTAGAAGTAGGATCTGGTGTTATAGTAAACGCAACACCTGTCACCATGACAGCTAGTGCTGGAACTCTCGTAGTTTCGGAAGCAACTGCTTTAGTAAATCCAACTGCATTAACTGTTGGTGTAGCTTTATCAGGAGCGACTGTTTCTGGTGAAGGAAGTGCTGCAGTTATAGCACCTTCCGATCAATTAGACTTTGCTATAGGAACTCCAGTTATTGAGATCTTTACACAGGTGGATCCTACAGCAGTAACAATGACCTCTGCCTTAGGAAGCACTACTGTAGAGGCAGATGCTTTAGTGGTTCTAGATAGCCTAACTATGGCTTCAGCTCTTGGAACTGAAACTGTAGAGGTAGGTACAGGTGTTATTGTAAGCGTTTCTACAGTAGCTTTATCTTTTGCAGAAGGATCAACGACTCCTTCAGGTGGAGCCACAGTCAATGTGACAGGTGTTGATTTATCAATAGTAACAGGAAATCCATTTGCAACACCTTGGGCAAATGTAGTGACAGGTGCAAGTAATACTTGGACAGAGGTAGACGCAGCATAAAAAGTGTTGCTTGAATAACAAAAAAAGATATATTTTAGAAAGGTAAAAACATGGCAAGTACATTTACAAGCAATTTTAAACTAGAAAAGATGGAAACAGGGGCTAACGCTAATACCTGGGGAACTAGAACTAATAATAATTTAGATGTTTTAGATGCTTTTGGAGGAGGCTATCTAGCTAAATCTGTAGCAGGTTCTGCCAATATTACTCTTTCAACTGCTGATGCAGATGCAACTGCCGAGTCATCCAATAATGTTATTGAACTCACAGGAGCCTTAACAGGAGATATTGTTGTTTTTATTCCTGCCGCTGAAAATACATATACATTTTTTAATAATACTTCAGGCTCTCAAACTTTAACAATTGCAGCTACAGGACATACCGCTAATGGTATTGCTATTACTCAAGGTGCAAAAAGCACTATATTTTGTAACGGATCCTCAAACTTTAATGTTTTAATTGCTTCAAGCACAGACTTAGGTTCTCAAACAGGAACATTACCTGCCGTTTCTGGTGTTAATTTAACAAATTTGAACGCATCAAACTTAGGTTCAGGAACAGTTCCTAACGCTAGACTAGATGCACAACTTCAAGACGTGGCAGGATTAGCAGTCACTAATGGTGGTTTTATTGTAGGTGATGGTGCTAATTTTGTTTTAGAATCAGGAGCAACTGCAAGAGCTTCATTATCATTAGATACAGGCAATGATGTTCAATTTGATTCTTTTGGTGTCGCTACTGCTGCTTCAGGCACAAGTGGTGAGATTAGAGCTACAAACGACATTACTGCTTTTTATTCTTCAGATGTTTCTTTAAAAGAAAATATTCACAACATATCTTCCCCTATGGATAAAGTACAAAATTTAAATGGTGTACTCTTTGATTGGAAACAATCATTCATTGATTCTAAAGGTGGCGAAGATGGTTATTTTGTTCGTAAAACAGACGTGGGTGTCATTGCTCAAGATGTTGAAAAAGTTTTACCAGAGGTCGTAGGCACAAGACCTGATGGAGTAAAAGCCGTCAAATATGACAGACTTTGTGCACTACTTATCGAATGTGTAAAGGATTTGCAAACTCAAGTTAATGACCTCAAGAAAGGACATTAATCTATGACTACACCTTCAGGTCAAATTAGCCTCTCACAGGTAAACGAAGAATTAGACGTTTCACCTACATCGACAACAATTAATATGGGTTCTGCTCCCGTAAGGGCTTTAGCTGAAGTACCTTCAGGTGCTATTACAATGGCAAACTTACAAGGTAAATCTAACGCACAATTTATTGTAGCTTCTGGTGGAACTGTAACGACATCAGGAGATTTTAAAATTCATACTTTTAATTCAAGTGACACTTTCACTGTTTCTCAAGCAGGTAATGCTGCAGGATCAAACACTGTCGACTATTTAGTTATAGCGGGCGGAGCAAGTGGTGGCCAAGGTGCAGCCTCTTTTAGAGGTTCACGAGAGCCTGTATTTAGGTACGGAGCAGGTGGAGGTGGAGCAGGTGGGTATCGTGAAGATTTTCCTAATCCTGCCACAGGAGGATTACCTGTGTCTGCAACTGGTTTCCCAATAACTGTAGGTGGTGGAGGAGCTGCTGTAAGTGGTGGTCCCGAAGAACATCCTGCAAGAGGAGGTAACACAGGATCTAATTCAGTTTTTTCATCTATAACTTCCGCAGGTGGTGGAAGTGGAGGTGCGGGTACGGTTTTTGGTAGTGCACAGAACGCAGGTAGTGGTGGTTCAGGTGGTGGAGCAGGTATTAACTCTAATACTCCTACATCAGGTAGTGGTGGTTCAGGAAATTCTCCTCCTGTCAGCCCCCCACAAGGAAACAACGGTGGTAATACTAATAGTGGTGGAGACAGCCGTGCAGGTGCAGGTGGCGGTGGTGCAGGTGGTACTGGCGGTACTGGTGGCAATAACCCTGGAGTAGGTGGCAGTGGTGGCAACGGATCTAGTTCAAGTATTGATGGCTCTTCAACAGCAAGAGGCGGTGGCGGCGGAGG